AATATTTGCACCAAAAGAACTAATGACATCATCTGCTGATATATTTTCTCCGTCTGCAAATACTGTTGTGACATTATCACTACCAGTTGAAACATATTTTACATATAAAGTAATTGGGTCATCTGTTGTAGCAGCAACTGCTTGAATGACTTGTGCTTTTACACCAGATGAAGTACCAGTAATAATTTTACCAACATACTGGTCAATGTATCCTGATATATCATTTGATTGATATTGTGATTGTAATTTTACAGCATAGTAATCATCTGTAAAACCGATAGCGCCAGGTATTACTAATGTGCCTTCTTTGAAAACATGACGACCATGTCTTTCAATTTGATTCTGTAATATGCTTTGGAGTTGTGTTAACTCTCTTGCTTGAACAGAAAAGCCTGGTCTGAATAAAACTCTATGAAAGTCTTTACTTTCTGTAAAGTCATCATAGTATGGGGATACATTTAAATTTGTCTTTTGCATTTTTTAAAATTCCACTATTACTTTAATATCTTCGGTTTGGTCTGAAGCTCTTGATATTGGTCTACGATTTTCAACATATAACATCTTACCACTATCAGGTTCTAATTCTGGGTTTGCATATCCTGTATTAAATGTTACTGTTGAACCACCTGCAAGTGTTACTGTTTCAGATGCAGTTGTCTGTGGTGTTCCTGTTGCACCAGAATCTGCACCAGTAATTACATTTGCACCACTAAATGCAGTTTGATTACCATTACTATCAATACCATAGTTTGCATATCTTTCTTGTGTATAGTAAATGATATTATTTGTTGCATCAAATTCAACAACTCTACCAACTGCACCAGTTGTTGTTTGTGTTATCTTTTCATCTGCATCATATGCTTGACTAGGTGCAGATGCAAGTTTTACTGCATAAGTTTGTCTTATAGTAGAAGCTGATGAAATTGTTGTTGTTCCAAAATTGTATGGGTCTTTAACAATACCAAGATGTCTAAACTCATTTTCAGTTGTTAAGTCATCACCTTCTGCTTGTTCTAATTTGATGTTCATCATAACATAGTGACCACCTAATTCTCTAACAGCATCTTTACCATGACCACCTGATGGAGAAATAATAGGATCGACTACACCATTTGTTCCAGCACCCATACTTGTTGCAGTTGTCAATCCACTATCACTATAAACATCAGTTAAATCTACTGACCCAAATGTATAACCTGAACCAGCTGCAAAAACTTCTGTTGCAGTTCCACCACTACCAAAAGCTGCAATTGAACCACCTGATACCAAGATTTTTACAACACCATTTGTACCATCACCATCAATTGGTGAATAGTATGCTCCGTCTGTATAACCAGAACCACCTGTTACTCTTACAACATCTACTGCACCATCTACGGCAGCTGCAGAAACAGTAGAGTCTGTTGATACATGAAGAAAATCTGTTGTTAAAAACTTGTCAATCTCTGATGCAGTTAAACTGTACATATATTGTAAGTAGTAACCACCAAGAAAGAAAGGCGTTGCAGAAGTAGAAGTTGGTTCTACACCTGAATATGCAGTACCACCATTGTTATCTAAAACTTTATAAACTCTATATTCTGATGTTACAAAATAAAATGTAGAATTGTACAAGTTAGTTGCACCTGATGTTGCAGTATTTGATGCACCAACATCATGTTCGTACATATCAAAGGTAGTTGCGTTTGCCCAGTTTCTTCTAGGAACTGTGAACGAAACATCTGAAGCTGCAATTGCATTTGCACCAGTCATTGCATCCCAATAGTAGTAATCATTTGTCACACTATCAGAAGGTGTTGGAGGTGCAGTATCTGAACCACCTGAAGTACCAGAAGTGAAAGGTGTTGATTTACCTATAAACAAATAATACTTTGAAGGTGATGCTTCAGAGAACGATTCATGAAACTGTTCTGCATTATGTTGTCTAAAATTTTCAGTTATAATAGCTGCCATTTTTATTTTCCATTTAATTTAAATTGTTTCAACTTATTTATTAAGAAACAATATCGTTATTCAGTAGGTTTAGGATATAGTGCCTTAATTCTTGCTACTTCTTCTTGCCAAGCTTCTAATCCATGTTCAGTAATATATTCTATTTGTTCGTGAACTTGACCGTATTCACCCATTCTGTGATCTTCGTAAGTTACTGGTTCTGGTGTTTCATCAACCATCCAATCTGGTGGATTAACAATACTATCATAAGCAGCTCCCTCTGTTCCACCAATCTCTGATATTTTTGCAGTTATAGCATCAGTATCACTTTCATCTATTTGATAAAATTTAGCAACTTTTTGTTCACCAGTTAAACTACGAAAGTTTAGGGGTAAACCATTTTTATTATGAGTTGGAGCAGGTTTATCTGTAACAACCCATGCACCATCTGTAAATTCTCTGGTTTGTGTATCTGCATCATAAGATGGTGGTGGTAATGTTGTTGAATCTGCTGGGTGCAAATACACTCCAGGCTCTAAAGGTGATTCAAACGCTTTCAATTGTTGTCCTGTTACTTTATCATAACATACTATAAAATTATCACTCATAACAAATTATCTCCTATCTAAAACTTCTTGTGGCACATTAGGCCATGTAACATTAGTTAATTCTACATTTGTTCTATCTGATGTCAATACCAATTGTGGGTTTGAAACATTTGAAGGTAAATCTCTTAATGCCTGTCGATATGTTCTAACTGATGTAGGCATTGAAGGACCATCTATTGATATTGTTGCAAAAACATCTGTTTCTTCTAACAATACATCTCTTCTATTTCTCAAATAATCCATTGCACTCATACTTGATAAATCTGCATCTGTTAACAACGCAGGTCTATTTGCCTCTTCTTCTTCTCTAGAAGCATACGGCCCAGTATATTTTTCTTGAACAGTCCAAGAATTATTTTCATCACTCCAAACTGCTTCGTGTGTTAATGGGTCAAATGAAGGTGGTGCAGTTTCTACAGAATCAGCAGGTTGTAAATATACACCAGGTTGTAATGGAGATTCTTGATTTTTAAGTCTAGCTCCATTTTTTTTATCGAAAGTATATTGTGGCATAATTAATGTTTCCTTTTTAATATTTAATACAATATAATGTTACTTTATTTGTAGGTCTTACTTCACTAGTGTTCAGACTTGCATTACCAGGATCAGTTTCCAACCAATTTGCCCATACTCCACCTAATGGTCCTCCAGATTCTTTACCAGCTACACCAAGGGTGAATTCACCACCACCGCCAGGATTCCAAGTATCAGTACCCACCCTAAAATGAACTAAATCACCATTTTCAGCATTACCATAAGTAGCTCTACTAACAATTCTTACTTTTCGTAAACCTTCATTTTCACTAACTCCAACAGCCCTTGAAGATGAAGAACCTCTAATAAATCTATTTCTTAAATCTGGTATGTTAAATGTTGTAGAACCATCACCTGAACCCCAAGTATCTCCAATTGCAGTATATAAATCTGCATAGACTGTTCTATCTATTGCGGCACCATCACATGAAAGAAACCCTGTGGGTGCAGCTGTTCCAGCAAAAGGTACAATAGTACCAATAGATACACCAGAACCATTAGGTATTGCATCAGCATCAATCGTTGTATTGTTATTCATTAATTCTGCAATTAATTTTGAATTACTTGGAGCCATTTTTCTTTATCCTATATTATGTTATGCACCTAATGTTGGTAAGTCAATTCCAACTACATTCCAATCGTTACCATTCCAAATAAAAGTTGCATTGTCACCAACATCTTCCCAAATGAGTGAAACTGGAACATTTCCAGAATTTAAATTACCACCTGATTGTGTCATTGTTACATTACCGCCGTCAACAGTCATAATAATAATTTTTCTTTGACCAACAAATCTACCACTACCCATTGTTATTGTCATTACACCAGCAGTTGAATCTAAAAGACTAACTTCTGTATCAACATCTACTGCACCAGCGGCTGTAATAGTTTCTGTTGAAGAACCCTGTAGTGTTGAAGTTTTGTTTGGTAATGTTACTGTATGATTACCACTAAAAACTGAATGTGCAGGTGCTTGTAATGCAACATAATGTGCATTTGCACTTTCACAAAATAATCTTAATTGTGATTGAGAACCATCATTTCTTAATTCTATTAAACCAGATTCAAAGGTAACTCTATCATTACCACCTAGTTTAAAGTGTATAATATCATCTATATCAGATGTTATACTTGTATCAGCATCTGCATCTAAAATTAATTCTGTACCATTCATATCAAATGAAGTGGCTACAACTCCAGATGTTATTGTAGGTGTGTTTAATGTAGGTGCTGTTAAAATTTTGTTTGTAAGTGTTTGTGATTCTTGGGTATATACTATTGAATCATTTGATAATGTTGTACCATCACCAAGTAATGTATAAACCTCTGCAAAGTTAGCATTGACTTTTTGAGCACCAGCTCTTAAATTATCACCAGTACCATCATTTGCTGTTGTTCCTACACCAATATCTTGTTTTGCCATTATTTGATATCCTTTTTAACTTAATATTATTTATAATAGTTTTTAAACTTCATCAAAAGTTTCTATATTAGAATCGAATCCTTCTGTATCTGCATCAAAAGTAAATGTACCACTTGTAGATTTTATAATAATTTCAGATGCAGGTGGAACATTTATCTTTGTTTGATATGCAGAAAGAGGTATACTACCATCAGATGCACACACTTGATTAATTTTAACATCACTAAATTGATCTATTGTAAAATAAGTTGAATCACTAGCTTCATTTCGTATTGTTCTGTATATGCCTGGGTAGTTTGGTATAACACCTTCAAGTGCATCTACTGTTTGAGGTGGCATAGTAAATGCATACATTGGTAACAAATCTAAAGTTGGGCCAAGAACAAGTCCTTTTAAAGTATTACCAATAGAAAAATCAATTCTTGTTTGGAGAGTGACTTCTCTAGTATTATCTGCAAAATCAGTATGTGAATCTTCACCAGTTGTAGGATTAACAGTATTAATACTAGTTCCATCTGATATTGTTCCCAATCTTCTTCTGAATACAGTTTTGAATATATTCTGGAATGTTGTTGCAAGTTCTGAAGTGAATGTTTCTGCACCAGCAAAGTCAATCACATCACCAGCTGCAGGTGTTTGTATTGATGCGTTTATTAATGTTGAGAATGATACTTCTCCAAAAACATTCCAACCAGCAGGGTGAATAGTTTGTCGAATACTTTCACGCCATAAATTAATTGATTGACCAACACGAACCACATAAGAATAATCTTGATAATATCTACTATCTTGTATTCTCATTGTTGCAACAGATACTTTACCTCTATCATTATTAAATGAACCTACTGAAGTTCCAATTGTTCCTACTGATGTTGCACCAACACCAACATCTGATTGATGAATTGTTGCACTTGCACCAGTTATAGATGTTATTGTATCACCTCTAACAAAATCTACTTGTGTACTTAATTCTAATATTTTTCTACCTACATCATAATCAACAACAGTTGCATTATGACTTGTTAGTGTATCACCTGCACTAAATGAGCCTACAACATCTTTTACAATAATGTTTCTATTAAAAAATAAATCTGGTGGAGTTGTATAGTTAAGACCAAAGTTTGTAATTGATATTGTTTTTGCGTGACCAACTCTTGGTGACTTTGTTGATAGTGCATGAAGGTTTGCACCAGTACCTGAAGATGTTACTGTAATAGTAGGTGTCTTTTTATAACCTTGACCACTATCAATAATATTGACTTTTGTTATTTCACCTATCTCACTTGAAACACCCAAATCATTGAAAGTTTCTTCTTCGATAATTATTTGACTACCATCTTCTAAAGTTAAATAATCAGAATCACCAATAGTTTGTTCATGTTGCATAAATTCATTATCTTCGTAACGAATAAAATCATTTGTCTGTAATAACATATGATTAGGTGATGTTAAATTTTCTAATAAAAATCCACCACCAACAACAGCAATTTTTGCAGAAGCACCAATACCATCAGTTGTTGTATTATTAAATACTATACTATCTCCAACTGAATAACCTGAACCACCACCATCAATAAGAATCTCATCAACAGTACCAGGCCCAATACTTTCAATAATTGCAGTAACTTCATTGTTACCACCAGTACCAAATGCAACTGAATCATTTACATTGTAATATGAACCACCGTCAGATATTGATGTATCTGTTACAACACCTTTTATCACACCTGATATTTCTACATCTAATGTTGTATCAATTGTTTCGACAGTTTCACCTATTGTGAAAGAACCTACAATAGAATCTTCATCAATAGTAATCTCTGTTACTGTTTCTGAACCTTCTCTAAAATTAATAACTGTTTCTATTCTTGCAGTTGCACCTGAAGTAACACCAGTAACAAGTTGTCCTATTGCATTTGAAAAATCAGATAAACCACTTTGTGTAATACGAATAACTTTATTAACTAACCATATACCGTCAGAAGGTCTTAATAGGTTATCTTTTGGATAAACTATTGTTGGTGTTTCATCAAATAAAATTCTAAAGAATAATTTGTGACCATCTCTTGTACCTTTAGCCGCATACATATCTTTAATACTTTTAAGAAGTTTTCTTTTTGATATGTCTGATGCAAGTGTGTTTGGTAAAGATTCCATGAATGATGCTTTGAACTTGTCAAGGAAATCATATACCGTTCCGTCTACATCTGCATAGTCTAATAATTGTTGAATATTCTGAACTGGGTTTGCACGATATGAGGATACAGTTGAAGTTGCACCTGAAGTATTACCAGTAATTGTTTCACCAGTAATAAATTGTTGTTGTGCAGTAATGAATAATCTATTGTTATCATCAAAGTCATCAACTAAAACTGTTGCAGTAGCCTTTGATATTGAACCTGTAATTGTTTCGCCAGCAGTAAACTTTCCAACTGATTCTTCTAAAACTATCTTCTCATTCTGTTGATCTAAAATATAATTCTTTGTAACTGTTTCTTCTATGACATAATCATTTGAACCAGTTAAAGTTAATTCACCTGCTTCTAAAAACTGATAGTAATGTTTTAAAAACAGAGAAAAAGTTGGGTGATCAGCCTTTACATACTCTGGTAATTGAGTTTGTATATGAGATGATACTTTATTTTTTAATGTTGGATTATATGCCATACTAGTATGATGTATTTGTTACATATGATGTTCCTGCTGAAGAACCACCAGATTCTATTGTATCTACTCCACCATTTATTGTTATGTTATCAAAGTCAATCTCTAATAATTGATTTCTGACAGAAACAATATCATTTGAACTAGGTATAACTGTAACAGTTATTGTATTATCTGTATTCGTTGTTGATGTAACATTTAAAGATTCAACAGTTACTAAACCTGTTGCATAATTAATACTACCTGCAGCTGAATCAACATATGTTCTTGTTGTTCCTGCAACTAGATAATAAACTCTAACATTACCGTTACCATCATCATCAAGAAATAATTCATTATCATTACCAACTATTTTGAATCCAGTTGAAACTATAATACCACCACCAGCATTATTGTGACCAGTATGTGGATTGTAAAGTGCATTTGCAAAATCAAATTCATATTTCTTTGTTGTGTTTAAAGTTGCAGTTACTGACTTCTTAATTTTTACTGTGGTAATATTAGAAAGAATTGAAACATCTGTTGCATCAATTAATCTAGAAAGTTTTGAGAATCTAAAAATCTTATCGAACTTTGATAAATCAGATGTGTTGTAATTTGTAATTGTTGTTAAAACATTTGTTGACAAATCACTTGCAGTTTTTGTTGTTGCATTTGAACTATATTTAAAATTAACATTTAATACTATTTTAATAGTTTCTGGGTCTACAATCGTTGGTCGAACAGATGCAACATTATATTTGTTAAGTGCATTTTCTACTACAAGTTTTTGAGCTTGCGTTAGATTAATACCTGAAGTTGTTTTAATTGAAATATATACTTGACCAAATCTTGGTGGACTATTATCTTCACCACCCCAAACTTGAACTGAATTTGTATCTGCAAAAACTTGTGGTATAATAACTTTGTAATCATCAGTTGTTACTGCACGACCTTGTGATGCAAAATCTAATGGTGCATTATATTTTATTGAAGAAATAGATTCTGGTTCTGCACCACCAGCTGCACTTACAACTGTTGCAATTGTTAAATTAGTTTCACCACCAACTGATGTTCCAGAAAATGATGATGCACTATTTGCTTTACCTTTGTTTGTTACAATGTATTCTAAAATAACAATGTTACCGTCTGATACATCTTTACCAACAACATTATCACCAAAGTAAACTTCAAACTTACCATCTTCTACTTCTTGTAAGAAATAAACATTTGATGCGTCAGTTAATTGTGTAATGTCTGTTGCAAGTGTAAATGTTGTAGTTGTTAAATCAGATACAGAATTTTGAACAGAAACTTTTAATGTTGTTGTGTCTGCACGATTATCTGTAAGTAAATATCTTTTTTCTAAATTACTTTTATCAACTGTATATTTTACAGTTGAAAGTGTTCCTTCATAAACTGGAGTGTTTATAAATCTTAAAACTCCATTCTCTCTGTTTGCAGTTAGTGCTTCATTTACAACAAAATTATAATTTACATCATCTATCTGTGTTGTGAATGATGTTCCTTTTGCCATAGTGACTGATGTTGGTATAGGATTATTAATTGTAATGTCAAGATAAGCAACTGGTGCTCTTGCAGATCGAGGTGTATAACCTAAAGTCTTTGCATGAGATACAACTGATGAACGAACTGTTGCAGTATCAAGATATGCTTCATTCAAAGCCATGTTTGCGTTCATACCAAGATAGTGTGTATTGTATGCAAGTAAATCTATGAGAACAGAAAGACCTGAACCTTCAAAATCATAATCAGAAAACTCTGTCTGATTTTTCATAAATGTTTTTAAGTTTGTTTTGATATCGTCAAAATCTAATTCTGTAACTTGAAGTTTTTTTGGAGTTGCCATATTATCTTAATCTCTCTAAAAATATACTTGTTGTCTGTAAGTCTGATGATACATTCTGTAAATAAAATTCTATAACAACTTCATATGCGTTGCTGTCAATGTTTCCTATACAAATAACATTTGATAATTCTACTCTAGGTTCAAAGTTTTTTATAACATCTTCAACATATCGACCTAGAAGATTTGCTGTGGGTTCAGAAACTGGTTCAAATAATGCTCTACGAACATCTGAACCTATTTCTGGGTGAAAAGGTTTCTCATAAAAGTTAGTATTAACTAGATTTCTTACACTTCTCTTGACAGCTTCAACATCAGTTAATGTTGCAATATCTTTTGTTACTGGGTGTTTTGCAAAACTTAAATTGATATCTTTGTATGTTCTAGAACTTCTACCAGAATCACTTGTAGCAGATGCGTCATAAAATGCAGATGGATTAATACTCATTTATTTCTCCTGTGTATTCTATTTATAACGAAAACACTTATGCAAGTACATCTAATGCCCAACCATATTGAGATGATCTAGAACCATTAGGGCCCCAATGTCTTTCACCACCAATATCTACATGAAAGAACTCTCCACCATCTTTTGATGGAAAATAACACCCAACACCTTTAATACCTTTATCTTTTAATATTTTTAAGAACCTTGATCTATCTTCTACACTAGAATTACTAAATCTAATATCTGTTGCAATGCCTTCTTGATGAACACTTTTCTTTGCACCACCAACTTTTTTATTATATTCTGGTGATCTAAATGCACTTGTAATTGTTAAAGGACTACCCCATTCTTTAGATACTTCTTCTAATATAGTTTTTAGTCTAGGGTCTATTCTTGAATCCGTGTGTGAAAGAAAGTTTAAATAGATACTACCTTTTGCTTCAGGGAATAAGTTACCATCAAACTTTACATTTGCAGCTGGTGTATCTATACTACCTGTTTCTTGTGTTACTGGTGATTTACCACCAAGGCCACCATCACCATATTCTAAACCTTCATTTGTATCAACATCAATTCCTAGATTACCATCAAATGTTCTACCATTAAGAATACCAGTTGCATGAGTTGAACTAATATTTAATGTTGGTAAATCATATGCAGTCTTTACTGCCTCAACTGAATCTGCAACTTGTTCTAATAACAAAACACTTGAACCACTATTTGCAATTACATCTCCTGAAGCACTACCAGCTGCATTGGGCACCCATGAACCATGACCACCTGTGCCATCTCCTAATCTATGAACACCAATACCATTTACAATAACATCTCCTGAACCAACTACTGCTGGATCACCACAACTAGTTTTATCACCAATTCTAACAGCTGATGCACCGTTTACAAAAACATTAGGTGAACCTTCTGCATATGATGTTGAGTGAAATGGATTTGGTGTAGGTGATGCGTGTCCTACATGAGAATCTGTTCCTTTTCTTACTATTCCTGGCATATATTATTCCTAATTTAAAAATACATTACCATCTGCATCAACATCAACATCTTTTGAAACATCAATATCAAGTGTACCAGTAATATTTGTTTGTTGGTCTTCAAGGTATGTTTCAGTAACTTTCTTTGTTACTGTTTCTGTTTTTGTTCCTAGAATATTAATATCAACATCACCATCAACTTTAATATTCCAGTTTTGTTTGATGTAAGTATTACAACTTCCATCTATTGTTAGATTGACTGTTCCTTTTACATAAGCATAATCAGAACCTGCAACGATACAATAATTATCACCAACAACTTTAGTAACTTTATTACCACCACCATCAATCTCATAGAATGTTCCTGATGTGTGTTGTTCGTTTATTCTTTCGTTGTTTGGTGTGTCATCAAATTCTTTTATGTGTCCTGATTCAGATTCAAAGACATGATTGTATGGATATTCAGGTTGGAATGGTGGAGCAGGTTGAGCCCAAGGTGTACCAGATGCAGTATCAATCTCTGTATAGTTTGCTTGGTCTTTGAGTTTTTCTTGATACTTTACATGATTCGTATCACCTCTTGCAAGTCTGTTGACATCACTCTCATCTAGTAAATCTTCTTTGGGATACTTACCATTGGGATCGTTGAAACCTTTAGATGTGTCTGCAACATTTCTAGGTATGCCTGGAATACTTCCCATGATAATACTTTCTTGCATAGTATCTGCATCACGAAAAAATCCAACTACCCAAGTGCCTTCAACTAGTAGTGGTGTTGTTGTTCCTATACCACCAACAGCACTTGTCGATACTGGAAACATTGGTAAACTCCACGGCAAATCTTCCGTGGGCAATTTAGTTTTATCTTCTGTATGATAGCCGTATATTCTTACTTTTAAACGACCAAGTTTTTCTGGGTCTTTTCTATCTTCAACTACACCTATAAACCAATAGAATCCATCACGACCTAAAAAATGATTTTCCATAAAAAAATTCCTCTTTACAAGTATTTATAAAGAGGAATCAGAGGGAGTTAAAATGAATAACTTTGTTTTAATAACAAACTAATTGATATTTTGGAATACCTTGTCCGTTATAAACTGGTGAACTCCAACACTTTGTGAACTTACCTCGTTCAATAGCTGTGTCAGTATGAATATGAGAATTCTTGAATCGTACTGTTGAATCAATTGTTCTCTTTAAAATGTTCTTACCAACATTGGTTAAAATTGAATCTGCGAATCTGTCAAAACCACTATCAAATTCAAATGCGTTAGTATTAAAACTAACTGTTAATAATATAATTGTAAATAACTTTCTCATAATTTATTCTCCTTGTTTAGCTAGACAAAACTCATTCCAGATTAATTCTAAATCTGAATCTACATACCCACTATCTTTAAATGCTCTTGCAACTTTATCTTTCAACTCTTGTAAAGTTTCGCAATCAGGTAATACATAATCAATATATTCATCTGGTGTAATCATAAATTTTCTCTCTATTTTGTTAATCATTAAGTATATTATATGACAAATATGACTTGTTGTCAATACAAAATACCAAAAAAGATTTGTTTAAAATCAAGGACTTACAAGATAGACAATATGTATGCAAGAATTATATACGGTAATGCGAAGAAAAAGCCTATCATTAGTAAGACATTGAATAGAAAATAGAAAGAAATTATTCCATCAATCTTTTTATATTTAAGTCTTTTTTTCATAATAGTTATTTATTATGTTCAAAAATTAAATTACCTGCAACACTTGTTCTGATAACATCAGATTTAAATGGTGGAACTGTATGAGTTAACTCACTAGGGAAAATAAACATTTGACCTGACTGTGGAAGAAAACTATGACCAGCCATAAAGTGTTTTGGTAAATAATGACTAATTGAAAATTCAATTGAACCAGGCCCATCAGTTGTTCCTTCATGTTCTCGTTCTTCATTGTCTAATTCTTTTGGAACATCTAAATACAAAACAAAAGAAACATCAGCGTTAGTATGATTATGAATTGGATTGAAATCACCAGCTTTCATATAATTTATCCATAATGTTTTTACAAAAAAAGTACCATTCAAATTAAACTGAAAATTTGTATGAGATGCAAGATTATTTTTGTAATCATTAAATACAGGTTGCATTTGTTGTTCAAACCATTTCATTGTATCTTCTTCATAATGCCATTGACTTTTTAGATGTCCTGCTAAAGAAGAATTTGCACTTCTTTTTAATGTACTACCAATAACATTTAAACGATACAGAATACTCTTGTCAATTTTATATGACATGAGTAAAGGGCCAAAGTAATGTTTTTTACTTTGCATAATCTACAATCCCTGTTGCATAATTCTCTGCACAATCTTCTGCATATCGTAGTGAGTGTTCTGATACATCTATTTTAGAAACTACCCTGTTCCACTTATCTTTGATATGAACAAAATAACCTGCATCTTCTTGTACGATAACTGCAACTCTACCTGATTCGTCATTGTAATAATATTCACTTATCTCTTTCATAATATATTCTCCTATAATTTAATATTAAATGTAACACTAATTCTTTCACCATCACTTTTGTTTTTTGATACCATGTGATCCAAGTATCCAGGCCATAGTAACATTCTTCCACCTATTGGTGAATACGATACTTCACTATCAATTTCATTTGTAACAAATGTTAGTCTGTGATATAAAACTGCTGGTGATGGGTTTCTAAAAAAGATTTTACCAGAATCTTTTACTGCGTTGATATAAAAGACACCTGAAATATCTGTATCGGCGTGCATATGATATTCTTGAAACATACCTTTAGTTGAATAATTAATCCAAGATGATACGATTCTTACATTGTAGTTTTTATTTGGATCAACATTTAAATCTTCATAAAGATATTCATCTACACTTTTGTGAATATGTTCTAATAACAACGGACAACTAAACTGTAAAACATTACACTCGACATTATCATCATATTTAAAAGTAGATGTCATATTACCATACCAAGTTGGTTCTGATTTATATCTTTCAATCTCTGCAACTGTTTTAGATTCTACAAGAATATTCTTTGGACAATTATCTATAACCTTTATAGGTACTCCAAATACTTTATTCACTAATATTCCATTTCCCAATAGTTAAATAAATTTTCAAATGCAATCTTGTACATTGAATACTCGTTGTTTACTAGTAAATCATTATGGTAATAATCTAGTAATTCTTTTCTCTGATCTTCAGTTAAGTCATCAGTATCTTCTACACCGTAGAACTCTTGAATCACATAATTGAGTTGTTCACCCATATGGTTCTCAAGTAATTCTTCGTACTTGTGTATTCTAGGCCATTCAAATTTTTTAGAAGTCATGTTCAATCCTTTTCTCAAATAATTCATATTGTAAGTCATTAATGTTTTCGTTTAAATAGAAAATGTCAAAGTCACTATCTATTTTCTCTTGATACAGACATCCCTTAAAATCAATTACTTCAGTATGTCTGTGTATTGTACCATCAGGTAACTGATGATGCCAAATCTTGTAACACTTTAATAATTTTGTATTCCATAAATCAGGTACTCCTTTCTCGTCAGGGTCATCTAAATGATTCTCAATATCTGGTACGACTACTCCACTCATTTCTTTCCTTTAATTGTTTCGATATAATTATCACCTTCAAAAATGTTTGCATGATATCCTGTTTTCTTTACACACTCTCTTGCATCTTCTAGTGTCTTGAAAGTAACATCATGAAAACAATCCGTTTCAAAAAAATAAACTCTAAACATATCTTCTAGCCCCAACCACCAATACCTAACATATCTCGAACGACTTTATGATACATACTATGTTCTAGTGCATGAACTTGTTCTTCAACTTCTTTCAAAGTATATCGTACTTGATTCGTATGATGTGCATTATGATTTCCTATCGTGTTAATAATCCACAAAGGTTCTTGTGCAATGATTTCACCTTCGTCAACTTTCTCATTGACATAATGAATGGTAACTCCCATTACTTTACAACCATAATCGTAAGCTCTACGAATTGCGTTTGTACCTTTAAACGCAGGTAGTAAACTTGGGTGTATGTTAATAATCTTTTTAGGATACTTCTTTACAAACTCTTCTGATAACACTCGCATGAATCCTGCAAGAACTAAAAACTCAACCTCTTGCATAAATGTTTCGTCAAGTAATCTTTCTAATTCTTTAATCTTGGGTTCAACAAATGTATGAATATGTTTCTTGTGTGCAAAATCCAATCCCTTTGCATCAGGGTTATTACTTCCTACCCACGCAATTGGAACTAGTGCATCAACTAAAGCTTTTAAATTACTTCCAGTACCAGAAATTAATACACCAACTTTTTTCTCTACCATCTTCTCTCTTTCACATCTCTTGGACAACCACCTTTACCAGGCGTGTTCAAAATCATACCATTCTCACACTCGTAAGAACACATATAGATTTGTTCTTTCTCATTGATGGGTACATAACTTGTAAACATACACCACATCTTGTCTTTACCCAAATCAGGTAAATCATATTCAGACCAGTCAATGTCACTAGTGACATCACTCGCAAATAATAATAGAATTAATAAAAATAATTTTTTCATAATAACGGATAGATACACACATAGAAAAAAACTATATGAATTATCACAGATAGTAAAATGGGTTTTAAAAGTGTTTTATGATTCTTTAAAAAATCAATCATGGTTTACTCCAAAGATTACAACTACAATTATCCCAACAAAGAGCACAGCCAGAAGAAATATATCTCTTAATTCTTCTTAAGATATAATTTCTATTATATCCTTTTTTAACTTCTCTCTCTAAATATTTTTTCCAATAATCAATCATCAAATCTATCTCCTTTAGTTAATTGATTCATTTTCTCAACTAATATATTGGTAGACAAACACAAATTAGAAATGGTTTCAATTTGTTTTGATAATGTATCTTCGATTGACAGAATAGAACTCTCTAGCTCTGTCATTCTTCTCTTGTGATAGTCGAACTGTTTCTCAAGTAAATCTAATTGAGATTTCAATTCTTCTATCACTTTTTGTTCATGGTAATCAAACATATCTTAATTACTTATCGTTCTTGAATAATTGTGTGGTAATCTTGCACCACACCCTACAACTGAACAAGTATCATACGATCTACTATCGTAATCAGGTATGTCTTTCTCACGATAGATGCCACCATCCATTTCTACGATAATATCTCGTACATGTTTGATTTGTGTATTGATGTCGAACTGTGAATCGGTACTAATGTTCCATTGTTTTTGCATGATCTCAATCGCTCGCAATACAACTTGATCGTGAACACCATGCATTGGAAAACAAACTCCATTTGCACCGAAGTGATGTAGAAACTCGTCAACGAATTCAAATTTAGAAACGAAATGTGGCTGACTCCAACTAGGTTGTAAGTTACCCATTCTCTTGTCATGTAATGTTTTACTTAATGATTTCATAATTTCCCTCTAATAATAATGTAAATTAAAACAAAAAAACTAATTGTATAAAGAGTATCTAGAACTATCATACTCTTGGTAACGGATAGACTGCAAATGTTTTTGCATCATTCTTTAAACAATAAAGTTTCATTGCGTCATGTCTTGGACCTCTGAAACGAATACGATACTTAATACCAGTAATACTAGTAGCTTTTGCAAGACAATCTTTAACGAAATCTAGATACTGCATTGGAACATTCTTCCAAACAGATCGTTCGTTCTCTGGTGATTCAAATGGGGTTAAATCAGTTTTAATCATAATGTTTCCTCTCTCAAAATTGTTAATCATTAAGTATATGTTATCAAAACAATTCACATTTGTCAATAGATTACACCAAAAAAGATTTCTTTAAAATCAGGGACTTACGAAACAGATAAGACTTTTTCATAGATAGATTGAGATAATGCAGATAAACAATGAGGTGCAACCATACGACCAATGCGTTCTGCTCGTTGATTAAATGTGCCTTGCAGTTTAAAGTCATCTGGCAAACCTTGAACTCGCATTAATTCTTTGATTGTTAACTTTCGATCCAACTCATAGTGAATCACACCAGATAGGCCCTTCTGTTGACCTTGTTGTGTGATAGTCGGAGATGGTAAATCGGGACACGGTCGAATTAAATTAAAAAGGCTTTTATTCGGATGATAATCAGAACCCTTCACTACTTTCTTTGGATTCTTGGGCAGTAGAGGAACCCACTTTTTCAGAAATCCATTTTCAATCGCATCATATAATTCTTGTTCTTCACTCGCATCATTTTCGATATCATGTATTGCGTCTTTTAATGATACTCGTTTCGTAACAGTTGCATTGGGATAGATTGATTCGATTGTCATAAAATTCAAATCAGTCTTACTTAAAACATCATTACGAATCGCAACAAAGAAACATCTTTCTCTCGCTTGAGGTACGCCGAAATCAGCTGCGTTTAATACTTTACCAACTGCACAATAACCAATATTCTCAAATGCATTAATAATTTTGTTAAAGTATTTTCTACTTTCACCAATCGTAATGCCTTTGACATTCTCGCCTATGATTACTTTGGGTTGTATGTCATTTGCAACTCGAATGAATTCAAAGAATAAATCTTCAATGTTTGTCTGTTTCTTATCATCAGAGTACTTCTTTTCTTTATTCCATCCTTTAGAAATAGTACCTGCAATTGAGAACGCACTACAGGGTGGACTTCCATCTAGAATGTCTAACTCACCCACTTGTAAATTAGTCGTGTCAAGAAAATGTTTACCAGTTAATTCACGAATGTCATTTGGTAGTATAGGTGTATTCGGATAGTTACTTGCATAAGTTTCTCTTGCACTTTCAACAAACTCATTGACACACAGAATATTACCACCAGATAACTTATAGCCAGTAGAAGAACCACCGCCACCTGCAAATGTAGAGATAACAGTAAACTTGTTTTGATTAGATGCAGTAATTACATCTTTGAGTGTATACGAATTATATTTTGTCATAGTGTTAGTTATTATACAGTAAGTTTTCGTTTTTGTCAATCTTGATACTCATAAAGAAAAGTCTCCAGTTTTGACAGGGGGATGTTACTTTATATGCATTACACATAGAATGAATATTGCAAGACATAAAAAGAATATTGCGTTCAACATATTACCTGTGAATGATGCAACGATTGATAATACGAATGATGCACATAAAAGTCCAAGTCC